CCTGTACAAGGCCGCCAAAGAGAATGAGAACTGGTTCGCGCAACTCCTGACCGTGGACGACACCCAGGCTGTGAGAATGGAGGCTATCGAGGACGACCGCGCCTCNGGGATGCCCGAAGAGAAGGTNCANCAGGANTANTGGTGCTCATTCGAGGCTGCACTTGTCGGCGCGTTCTACGGCCAAGTCCTGGCATGGATGGACGAGCAGAAGCCGTCGCGCATCACGAACGTCCCCCATGATGAGAATTTCGAGGTGATCTGCGGCTTCGATCTGGGCTTCGCCGATACGACGGCGATTTGGTTCGCGCAGCAGATTGGCTCCGAATTTCGGCTGATCGACTACTACGAGACGTTCGGAGAGGAGCCCGCACACTATGTCCAGGTGATGCGCGGGCAGCACTCGGACGAGACTCGCCACATGGCGCGTTACCGCTATGGCGACTGCTGGCTACCCCATGACGCCAAGGCGAAGCGGCTTGGAAGCGAGCGAACGGTGGAGCAGCAGTTCCGCCGCATGGGGCTGCGGGTGAGGGTAGGTGAGAAGTTCGACCTCGATGACCAGCACAGTGGCGTGCGCAAGATGCTGCGCCAGTCGTGGATCGACAAAACGAAGTGCGAGCGCGGCATTATGGCGCTACGAGAGTACGTGAAACAGGTGGTGCCGGACCAGCGCGACCCGAACGGCCAGCCCATCTACCGAGACCAGCCGGTCCACAATTGGGCCTCTCACGGCGCCTCAGCGCTCGCTGTGCTGATGATGAACTTCGCCCCGGCGCGGTCGGGCGAATTCCGTCAGCCCGAGGCGGCCTACGTCCTGTGAGGCCCGACGAGCTCGAGGCCGAGATCCGGGAACTGAAGGCGGCCATGGAGCGCCGCGACACCCTACTGCTTGCGTTTTCTCAGCGGCTGGATGACCTTGAGGCCGAAAAGGACTACGCGATTCACCGTCCGAAGATCAGAATTCCGCCGTTTCCTCAGTGTCTCCGGGATCGAGGCTACATCCCATCGTCTGAGAGATGACAGCATGGCAGTCGGCGCGATCGACCAGATTGCAGATGAGTACGATGAGGGTGGTGTATACGGACCCGCCGGCCCCCCCGCGCGGGCGCTGACCAAGGACGAGGTCAAGCAGGCGCTCTCCCGCGAGATCGAGGATTCCTTCGGGGGCCTCGGCTCGAAGGTCGAAGAGCAGCGTCGCCTATCGATCCGCTACTACCAGGGCAAGCCGATCGGCACGGAGATCAAGGGGCGCAGCGAAGTCATCTCGATGGACGTGCTCGAGAGCGTTCAGTGGGCGATGCCGTCGCTGATGCGGATGTTCACCGGGGGCACTCGGGTCGTCCGGTTCACGCCTCGCGCCACCAACGACGAGGCCGAGAACCAGCAGCGCGAGCAGGACGCGAAGGACGCCACCGAGTACATCAACCACATCTTCGAGACGGATCTAGACGGCTACACCCTGATGTACGATTGGATGTTCACCGCGCTGCTTGAGAAGAACGGGCTGGTGAAGTCCTGGTGGGAGGAGCGCCGCTTCCCTGAAGTACAGAAGTACACAGGGCTCTCGGAGGAAGAGGCCGAGATCATTCTCTCCGAGCAGGACATCGAGGCCATCTCGGCTGACTACACGGAGGCGGATCTCGCTGGCCAGCCAGTACAACTCGTCGATCTCGTCGTCCGCCGCTGGCGCATCGAGAAGGGCATCAAGGCGGTGGCGATTCCCCCAGAGGAGTTCCAGATCGCGCGCCGCACGATCCGCCTCGATGATGAGACGATGTTCTCGGCCCACATCAAGCGAGTCACGGTGTCTGAACTGGTATCGATGGGATTCGACTTCAAGGAGGTCGCCGAGCTCCACAGCGATGACACGCCGGAATACGCGCAGGCCCGGGTAGAGCGGCTCAGCGAGGATGAGACGGCCCCGACGACCTATCAGAGCCGGGTGGACGCGGCCTCTCGCGAACTCTGGGTCACCGAGGCTTGGATCCGAATCGATGAGGACGGCGACGGCTACTCAGAACTCCGCCGCATCTTGGCGGTTGGGCACAACGCGCTGACGATCCTTGAGGACGAAGAGGTTTCGATGAACCCCTTCGCCTCCATCTGCCCGATCCCGATGGCACACAAGTTCTTCGGCAACTCGCTGGCCGATCTCGTGATGGACATCCAGGCCATCCGCACCACGATCCTGCGCCAGATCATGGATCACATCTACCTGAGCGTGAACCCGCGCCTGAAGGTGGTCGAGGGCCAGGTCGAGTACGACGACCTCATGAGCGTGACGCCGGGCGGTCTTGTCCGGGTGCAGGATCTCGACTCGATCGGCGGGTTGGAGTTGCCTCCCCTGCCGCGTGAGGCCGGCGAGCTCTTCGACAAGTTCGAGCAGATCCGAGGCAATCGGACTGGGGTTGTGGCCCACGGCACGGAGATCGACGCCTCGGCGATCAACACGACCGCCACCGGGCTGGCGCAACTGATGGCCGAGAAGGCGCAGAAGCTGGAATTGATCGGCCGAATCTTCGCCCAGACCGGATTCCGGAAGTTCTTCGGCAATCTGCTGCGTCTGGTGTGCGAGAACGACAGCAAGGAGAAGCAGTACTACGTCAACGGTCGCTGGATGACGATCGACCCGGCGCGCTGGGACAAGGGCATGAACGTCGAGATCGAGATGGGGGCTCGGTGCCGGGGCCTCGGTAGAGCGCATCGCTGCCATCGAGAAGATCATGCTGGTGCAGAAGCAGATCATCGAGGGGGGTGGCATGGGGACGCTCATCACCCCGCAGCACCTCTATCACGCTGCCGCGGCGTTGGCAGACGCCTCCGGGTTCAAGCACACGGATTACTTCTTCCAGAACCCGACTGGGAAGCAGCCGCCGCCCGAGAAGCCGAACCCCGAGATCGAGAAGATCCGGCTGGAGAGCATGAAGGTTGAGGCGGAGCAGGCCGCGAAGCAGAGCATGCTCGAGCACGAGACGAAGAAGCAGTCCGATCTCGACGCCTTCCGGTTCGCTGAACTCGAACAGAAGCGGGTGCTGGAAGAGGCGCGGATTCAGAGCACGCTCACGATCGCGATGGGCCAGCAGGAGGCTACGCTGGAGGCGGCGCGAATTCAGGCGGAGAGCCGAGAGGCCGAGTCTGAGACGACTACGAACGAACCAGAAGGAGAGCAAGGTGGCTGACAAACTCAGCAAGAAGAGCGCTCAGAGCGTGTTGGATACAATCACCACGCCGCGCAGCCCCAGTGACCAGATCCAGTCCGTGATCTCGCTGTGCGTGGCAAGCGGAGCCGAGACGCATCCCTCAGAACCCGCCCCGCCCCCGCCCCCGCCCCCTGCTCCGGAGCCNAGGGCTGAAGGGAGGGCCGCTTCGCCTGCAGACAACGCCGTGGGTGAGGGCGCAGAAGCGAGCGCATGACGGACGAAGAAGAGCAAGCGCGCAAGGACGAGCAAACGCTCCACATCGCCGGTCTCGCTCAGGAATTGCTTGGCAATACCTTGTGGGAACAGGTGTTTACGCTGCTGCGGAAGAAGTATCTCAGGAATATCGCCAAGACGAAACGCTCGCAATCGGACGTACGCGAAGGTCTCTACGTGAAGTACAAGGCGCTCGAAGAGGTCGAGGCGGAGTTGACGGAAGCGGTGAAGTCAGGAACGATTGTGGAGAAGAGGCAAGAAATTGCCGACTACCAGGCTGCGGTAGTAAAGGAGGATGAGGGTTAGCGGTTGTCCGCACCTGTCTCATCGATCGACTCCATAGACGACGCGATCGCAGCCAAGTTCAGCGCGTTCCAGGAGCATCCAGACACCGCTGCCGAACTCCGCGCGGATCTGGAGAAGGGCCAGCCGAAGCCTCCGCCCAAGACGGAGCGCGAAGAGGTTCCCTTCCGTCCGCTGAAGGCCGAAGAAGAGGCCCCGGAGGAAGAGGAAGAGACTCAGCCCGAGGCCGACGCCGAAGCGGCAGCCGAGGAGGCTGCCAGCCAAGAGGCTTCCGGGGAGGAGCCCGACGACCAGATCAACACGCTCGCGGAACTCGCGGGTGTGTATGAGGTCGATGAGGCGGAGTTCGCCCAGCACTTGCAGATCGAGGGCCCGGATGGGGAACTCCACCCGTTGCAAGATGCCCTCGTCGCCTACCGCGAGGGGGCTTCGGACGAGGCTGCGGTCGACGCGGCCGTAGCGGCCTACGTCGCAGAGACCCGCGCCTCGATCGACGAGCAGATGGCGCAGATGGTGGATACCACCAAGCACCTGATGGTGCGCATTCAGCGCGACGAGCAGATCGATTGGGAGGCTCTGAAGGCGAGCGATCCCATGGCCTACATCGAGCGCCGCGAGCAGCACGACATCGACAAGGCGCACGCGCAACAGGCGTTCGATGCCTTCGATCAGGAAGAAGCGCGCCGGCAGAAGGAGAACGAGGACGCCCTCGATCGCCGCCGCAAAGAGCAAGCGCGTCTGATCCTTCGCCGCATGTCTTCGTGGCGCGACGAGAAGGTGGCTGCCGCGGCGACCGAGGACATGCAGCACTACATGCACGCGAACGGATTCAGCGACGACGACTTCGACTCGCTGGTGGACGCGAATCAAATCATCACGGTCTGGAAGGCTGCGCAGTTCGACAAACTTCAGGCGAAGATCAAGAAGCCTGGAGCCATCAAACGTCTCCGTGGACTACCGACGAGGAAGTCTCTCGCCGCGACGGCCCGGAGCGAAGCGCCATCGGTGGATACCGATACAACGAAGAGGCAGGGACTGGTCGACAATCTCCGAGATTCGGGGAGCGAGGCTGATCTCGCTGCACTCTTGACGGAGCTCTCGTAATGGGTCTCGAATTCGCAGACACGCAAGAAGCATACGACACAGTCGGTATCCGTGAAGATCTCACGGATCTGATCTACATGATCAGCCCCACCGAGACGCCGTTTCAGATGATGTGCTCCCGAGGCACCGCATCGGAGCGCAAGCACGAATGGCAGATGGACACTCTGACGGCCGCTGCCGACAACGCCTACGGTGAGGGCCACGTCGTCGTCAACGGCGATCTGTCGTTCACCGCGACGACCCGCATGGCGAACCACACGCAGATCTCCATCAAGGCGATCAGTCAGACGGGTACGCTGGAGGTCGTGAACAAGGCGGGCCGCTCCTCGGAACTCTCCTACCAGTTGGCCAAGAAGGCCAAGGAACTGAAGCGCGACATGGAGTTCAATCTGGTCGGTCAGACGACCGAGGCAAAACATGCCAGTATCGCGGCAAGTGACGCGGGCGGCGTTCGGCGCTCCGGGTCGGTGCAGGCGACATTCAGTGCGGCCGAGACGAAGGGTGGCACGGCGCTGCCTTCCGCGGGGGCTCACATCAACATCGCAAGCGACGCGACGGAGGGTGGCTTCAACAAGGCCACCGGACTTTACGTCCTGATCGCCAACGGCACGCAGCGTGCGTTGCTGGAGAGCATGCTGAAGGGCGTGATCCAGGGCGCATGGACGAACGGCGGCGATCCGTCGACCGTCCATGTCGGCCCGTTCAACAAGACGGTGATCTCCGAGATGACCGGCTCGAGCACGCGGTTCGATCGGGGCGAGGACAAGCGGCTCGTGGCTGCGATCGACGTGTACGTCAGCGACTTCGGCGAGCACACGATCATCCCCTCGCGATTCCAGCGAGATCGCGATCTGTTCTGCTTCACGCCGGAACTCTGGAAGCTGTGCTTCCTGCGGCCGTTCCGGCAGTTCGCGTTGGCGAAGACGGGCGACACCGAGGTCCGGGAACTCCTCGTGGAGTGGACGCTGCAGGGTGGCAACCAGAGTGGCAATGGCTGGGTCGCCGATCTGCTGACCTCGTAAGCGAGATGACATAGGGCAGCGGCTCTGGTGATAGGGGCCGCTGTCCAGCATCCGGCGGTGAAGTCGAGAAATCGGCGGAACGCCAAAGGAGCACACGAATGCGTTCACTCAACGACTATTTCCTCCTCTTTCCCGAGATCGTGAACGTTGCGAACGCCGGGGTCACTGCGATCATCCCGGTTCCCGACGGCGGCAAACTCGTCTCGGTGGTCGTCACCGAAGAGACTGCCATCACGGTGGCCGACGAGGATCTGACGTTCAGCACGCGCACGGCCGCAGGTACGGCTGTCGCAGTGACGAACGGCGTCATCACGGTGCCGATCGCGGGCTCGGCCATCGGCAGGACGACCTCCTATGCCGTCAACAACGCCAACGGAACGAACGTGGTTCCGAAGGGCGGGTCGCTGCAGATGGTGAACGACTCCGCAGCCGCCGTGGGCACGTTCCGGGTCGCCGTTGTCATGCGGAGGTAGACGAAGATGGAGTCGCTGCCGGGCCTGCAGCAGTCGGGTGAAGGCAAAGCGGTTGCGTCAGGCGTTGCCTCAAAGAGCGTCGTTCTGCCGCTGGACGTGGACAGCAATAAGTCGCGGGGCGTACTTCGTGACCAAGACAGGTTCCAACGTCGTCTACGCGCGTCTGGCTGAGGCGGGTTTCCGCGATTTGCCTTGTTTCAAGGCCCCATCATTCCCAACGACGGCACTGGGATCGTGCTGAAATCATCCGGCGACACGTATCTGTATGTCATCGCTGATGCCGGCACTGATATCGTGACCGTCGTTCCCATGTCGCTGTGAGGGTCCACCTATGATGCGCACACTGGACGGTATGCAACTCGGCGGCTTGGGCGTCCAATTGACGACGGGCATCGTCGCGACCAAGGTCGCCGTGCCATCCTTGGCTTCCGGGGGACGCACCCGGGCGGTCTACGTCTGTTCCAATGGGACGAACATCGTCTACGTGAGACTTGGAGCGACGGGCCTCACGATGACTGCGTATGACGGCCCCACGGTTCCAACCAACGGACACGGGATCGTGTTGCGCGTGCAGGGCGAGACGCACTTGCACGCCATCGCTGAGGCAGGAACGGATGACCTGGCCGTCATCCCGCTGGTGATCTAGGAGCGCGGATGCAGGACGGGGTGGAGTCGAGAAGGGATGCCGTTCCTGAGACGGAGCGAACGGACGCGCTGCGCGCCGACATCGCCGCAGGCGTAGATGACTACTCTGCGCAGTTCCGGCGCTGCGCTGAAGTCGGCACCATGGTCCGTGGCAACGAGGGATTCGGTCGCAAGCCCAAGAAGAGCACGCTCGCCTACCTGTCGCAGTGGGGCCCGATCGACGTCCATCACTACGACGCCACCGACGATCGAACCATCATCCAGTCCATCCATGAGACGAGCACAATCCTGAAGGAGAACCGACGACAGCGGCTCTCGGGGCACGATGGATACTCTCCGAGCCGCGAGCTCAAGAAAGTGGCTTCGATTCCGCTCGGAGACTACATGCTTCTCAAGAAGGAGGGCGTCGATCTCTTCGACCGCAACGATTGGCCGAAGGTCTGCGCGTTGCTCGACTCCCTGAAGGGTCAGAAGTACCGCACTTCTCCTGGGCGTATCAGTCACAAGCCACTGCGTGAGCATATCGCCCAGAGGCAGAAGCGATGAGTCTCAACTCCTACAATGAACTCGTGGCGGCAATTGGCGAGGACTGGCTCGCTCGCGATGACCTCGAGGCCCCGATCCGAGACTTCATTTGGCTGGTCGAGTGCGACTGCCAGCGCCGGATTCGACTGCCGGTCACGGACGCGATTGCCAGCGGAACTTCGATTGCCGGCCAGAACTACATCGTCTTGCCGGACGACTATACCTCGGGGGTGAGGCTGCACTGGTCCGGGGACGACTCGCTGCCGACGCTGGAGCTCGCCACCCGGGACATCGTGTTCAAGGCGCAGCAGCAGACGGCATCGAATGCCCCGGTGCCTGGAGTGGGCGATGTCTTTGGCGACCGGCTCTACATCGGCCCCGGGCCCTCCTCGACCGAGTACGACCTCTTCTACAAGCGAGGCACGGTGCATCTCGGACAGGACATGCAGACCAACCGGCTGTTGCGAGAGTATCCGGATGCACTGCTGCACGGCGCACTCATCGAGGCGGGCCTGTACCTCAAGGACACGGAGCGAGTGGCCTCGCATCTACCTCTCTACACCGAGGCCATCAAGACCGCCAAGATCACCGAGGACAAGTACAAGTGGGGGCCTGGTGTCTTGCGCATGAAGCCCTCCGTCACGGTGTTCTGATGCAGGAGCCTCAGCCGATCGCGTTCGGTGAGTACCTTCCGGACCTCAGTCCGTACCTGAACCCGGGTCTACTGAAGGCCGAGAACATGGTTCCGATCAAAGGCGGCTACACGAGCGTCGGTGCGTTGTCCGCCCTCGCCGGAATCACCGCATTGGCGGAGCGACCCAAGGGTGCTGTGGCGGGAGTCGACAACGACGGCAACCCGTACAACTTTGCGGGCACGAAGACGAAACTCTACGACCTGTCGAAGCTGAGGAGTGGCGGGGTCGTGACGACGGATGTGACGCGCACGAGCGGAGCATACAACTGCTCAGGCGATGCGACGTGGGAACTCGTGGTCTTCGAGGACTACGTGATCGCCGTCAACCCCAACGACGACAGTCAATACTACCAGATCGGGAAGAGCACGAACTTCCTACAGCTAGGGAACCCTCTTGCAACGAAGACAGTCGCACCCCGTGCACGGCATATCGGCGTCCTCGGAACCTTCGTCATCCTCGGCAACACCTACGACGGGACGAATGGGCCAGGGCCGAACGTGCTCCACTGGGCTGCTCGAAACGATCCTTTCAACTGGCCGACGCCAGGCAGCGACGTGGCTCGCGCTGTGCAGTCAGACCGCCAACCCCTTGCGGGAGACGGTGGCCAAGTTCAAAGAGTCATCTCGGGAGCAGAGGTCGGGCTCGCCTTCCAGGAGCAGCAAGTCTATCGGCTCGACTATCAGGGGGCCGATGTCGTCTTCGCGCTGAACCGCCTCGAGCAGAAGCGCGGGCTCTTGGTGCCGCAGATTTGCGTCCCATTCGGTAGGCAGGTGTTCTTCCTCTCGGACGATGGCTTCTACATTCACGACTACACGCAGTCGACCTCGATTGGGCATGAGCGCGTCGACAAGACGTTCCTCGCTGACATCGACCTCGACTACGTGCACCGTGTGTCGGCGGCACCGAACCCGCGTCGCAAGGAGATCTGGGTTCTCTACCCAGGCAGCGGCAATAGCAGTGGCGTGCCGAACAAGTTCCTCGTCTACAACTGGGGCCTGAACCAGTTCAGCCACGGTTCGATCGACGCGGAGTGGCTCACCGACGTGGTCAACGCGGGGGTGTCACTCGACTCGCCTCACACGGCAGCGGACCCCGACACCGATGGTGTGGATGGGGCGGGCCTCGGGTCTTTCGACGCGCGCGTAGCAGCCCCCGATGCGCTGAAGTTGGGGGCCTTCGACACCTCATTCGTCCTCAGCGACTTCTCGGGGGCGGGGTTGGCAGGCACGATCGAAACGGGCCGGCGTGCGCTGCGTCCGATCGGCCGTTCGCTGACGGAGAAGGCGGAGATCATCGTCGAGTCGGCGTCGCCCACGATTCAGGCGGCTTCGGTGTCGCGTGCGAAGAACACGCTGAAGTACGGCCACGTCGGCAAGATCAACGAGGACGGAGTGGCGCCGGTTCGAGTGGACGGGCGCTTCCATTCCTTCCGTGTCTCACTCCCGACCGGGTGGGACAACGCGCTGGGGCTGAATGTCTGGAGCGCGAGTTCGGGACAGAGGTGAAGCATGGCTGCAAGGAAGAAGGGTGGGAAGAAAGCGAGCGCGAGCGCAAAGAAGGCGTACCGAAAAGGGATTCACAAAGGGCCGTGGATCAAGTCAGGGAAGATGGAAGAGACACTGCAGACAGCCGTGGCAATGGCGCGCGTCAGAAGGAAAGGCGGAGTTCCTGTGAGTGTTTCAGAGAGCCGCAAATACGGCACTTCCGTTTACGACAAGAGCACGGGGAAGCGGGTGTACAACACTTCCTCAAAATATTTGGGCACGAGTCGGCCACCGCGGACGGTGAAGCCGAAGAACAAGAAGAGGAAGAGGTGAGATGGCCGACAAGCCCACAGCACCGACTCTCTTCCAAGGCCCGCTTGAGGAGCATCTGCGCAAGATCGCGAATGTGGCGAATCAGGTGCAGGCGGGATACGGCAACAATGCGTTCAAGGTCACGCTGGACGGCACTCCAGCAACGACGACCGAGGTGATTCGGACCCGCGCCAAGGTCGACCAGCACGCGAACATGAGTCCCATCTCGAGCGCGGCGGCAACGGACTTCGCGCTCGGCACAACCTACGCGGTGACCAGCGATGGATCAGTCACAATCCACCATCCAGCCGGTAGCAGCGACAGACAATACGGAGTCGTTCTCGCCGGCTGACGTGCGGCTGCTCGCGATACCCCCGGAGCGGGTGGACGAGATCTGGTGGCTCGCGCGCGCTCAGTTGGCCCTCGCGACCTCATGGACCCTCAAGGCCACGATCGACACGGTCTACGCGGACCTGATCGAGAGCAAGGCGCAACTCTGGGTGGCATTCCTCCCAGCCGCCAAGAGGATCCTCTGCTCGTGTGTGACGGACCTTCAGAAGTGGGAAAGCGGCCACATGGCGTGCCGCGTGCTACTGATAGGTGGAGGCCGCCTCGAATTGTGGCGGCATCTGGTACACGGGCTCGAAGCCTACGCCGCAGCAGAGGGGGCGCAGACCTTGGAGATCATCGGTCGGAAGGGGTGGGAACGAATCTTCCGCGATGATGGGTACATCCACAGCGAGACGACAATCGCGAAGGAGTTGGACTGATGTCGATGGGTGGAGGCAGTTCGAGTCAGGAATCCAGTTCGGCCCCGTGGTCGGTCCAGGCGCCGTATCTCAAGCAGTTGTTCGAGTCTGCCCGAGGGATCTTCGAGCAAGGCCCTTACCAGTCGCCTGACTTCGGCACAGTGGCCCCGTTCGCCCCGGAATCTGAGCAGGCTTTCGGGATGACCTCGGCACGAGCTCGCGGCGGAGATCCTACTGTCAACGCCGGCCGCACCTACACGGAGAGCGTGCTGCGCGGTGATCGGCAGAATCCAGCGCTGAACCCCGCGCTCCAGCGCTACGCGGACATTGGGGCGCGGAACCTCACAGACCGCTTCTATGGCGCTCGTAACGCGCTGGGCTCTCGGATGGAGGGTTCTGGCCGCACGGGCGGCGGGACAGATCGCCGTGGAATGGGTGCCGCCGATGAGGCTCTGGCAACCGGCCTGGCTGACCTGAACGCCGGCATCTATGGCCCGGCCTACCAGCAAGGCGAGCAGAACCGCATGGCGGCGGCTGCCTCGGCTCCCAGCACCTACGGCACGGAGGCGTACCGATCCGCTGCGGCATTGCGTGGCGTCGGAGCCGATCGCGAGACACGCAAGCGCGAGGAGATCGCCGATATGGTGCAGCGCTTCGAGCAGCGCCAGCGCGGCGCGTCCGAAAAACTCTCCGAGTTCGCGCAGTTCCTCGGAGGCCCGATCACGGAGTCCAATAGCCGGGGTTCTAGCAGTCAGTGGAGTTTCGGGCTGGGGTAGGGGGGTAGGCGCATGTTTCAGTTGTTGCCGATGCTGCTCCATGCCGCCAAGGGGATTGGGAAGGGTGCGGGTGCGGTGGGGCAAGGCATCGGCTCAGGTCTCATGGAGCACGGCGGTGCTTTGCTCAAGGACAAATTCTCGCTTGCGGGGGGTCCGGAAGACTCGTTCATGTCTCGCCTCGGGCAGGAGGCGTGGAATCGGGCTCGCGAATCAGAGGCACCGGAAATGCCCATGAACACCATGCAGATGCTGCGCCTTCCATCCGTGCGCGGCAGTAACAGCCCTCGTCGCCGGCTGACAGCGCGGCCTGTCTACATGGGCGGCCACAACACGATGAACTACGTGCGCGGGTACGGGAGGGAGTAGAGCATGCCGAGGACAGAGCTCGAAGCCCTGCTCAAAGAGGAAGAGGCGGCCCGACGAGATCCGTTGATGCGACTGAGTCCCCCCGCAGTTGGTAACCCGGTGATGGACAGCCTGCAGTCAGCCGGATTTCAGATCACGCCGGAGGAAATGGCCGTCGATCCTCAAGGCAACCGCGGGCGCGCATTCGGCGAGGCGGCCATCTCGGCTCTCCTGGGCGGCACACGCCAAGCCGTGCCTGCCTACCATCGAGCGATGGTGCGCTCGCAGGGAGAGGCTGTAACGAGCGCTCTGCAGGGGCCCTACGACCGACTGCTGTCGAAGGAGGGTCGCACCCGGCAAGACTTCAACGAGTTCGAAGCGTACCGCTCGAAACTGACCGGAACCGATCCTCGCTTCTACATGCCGCCGAACCTGCAGACGAATCTGCGAGAGATGCCGGTTACAGAGAACGGCGTCGAGAGGCGGCAGTTGCAATTCGTGAGCATCGACCCCGAGACGGGTGAGATCGTCAACCGGGAGAACTACGGCTCCTCGTATGCGCGCACGCCGAAGAAGGCACTCTCCGACAAAGACTGGGCGCAATTCGCGAACACGGTCGACGCGCGCGTTCGGTGGGGCAGCGGTCAGAACGACGACCAGATCATGGACCTGTTGCGTGCGCTGGACCCGGAACACACAATAGATGAGAACGACCCCCAGGCGATGACGAAGGCGCTGCTGAGCCGGGCGACGAAGTCCTCTGATCCGTATGCGAAAGATCTATGGAAGACCATTCGTGAGGCGTACAAGGTGGTCCCAGGGGATCGGCACCACTCGAACCTCAACAATCTGAAAAAGGCCAAGGCCGCGTTCGAAGAGCGGATCTTCGACATCTGGCGCAAGAACGAGTACGGCGAGACGCGGGANGAAGCCGAGGCGCGCCAAGAGACAGAGGCCGCCGCAGCCGCCGAGGCCAACCGCAAGGCGGAGGCGCTCGCGCGCGGTCGGCTCAGTGGGAGTAGCGGGGAGATCGGGACGTCCTTTGCGGGGCGAATGAATGACGTGGTGCATTCGTACAACCCGTTCAGCCAGCAAATGTACGGTGACCCTCCTCCACCGCCGACCTTGCAGGACCGACCGATGGCCCCGTCGCACAAAGGTGTGCCGATGGAAGGGCCGACCATGATGCAGCGTGCGCGAAGCCGACTCGGCACGATGGGCGATAAAGTCAGCGCTACGTTCGCCCCTGCTGCCACCTCCCTCAACGAATGGCCCGGGCCGGCGCGTGCGTCGGAGGCCCTCAAGCGAAGCATGCAGACTTACAACGAGCCGATGCCGCTGT